ATTACTTACACGGTAGACGAGTTGCTCACTTATGCGGACCTATTATTACCCGACAGCACTGCGGAAAAATACACAGCAGAGTTTTTAAATGCAAAAGCGTACGACTACAATTTGGCTCCAGACAGCCGTACTTCAACAAAGTATCAGCGAAAACTTTTGAGGGAAATCCAATACTTAATTAACCGCAAAGGTACTCCAATAGCAGTGCAGACTTTAGTCGAAGCTATGACCGGGTTTAACGCAGACGTCACTATCAATGAAAACTTGATGTTATCTAATCAAGACAGCAACTTCCGCAATGGTGTTGGTGGTTGGCAAAGTATTGGTCAATGCAACCTTCATGATAGAAACTTTTACGTAGGAGTTCCTACTGGCACCGAAGCATTTATTCAAGACTCAGCCTCTGTTGGTCAAGTCGCAATTGGCGCAGTTCCGTCATGGATTGAAAACGGTGTGGCGTCTCCCATAACTCGTGGAGTTCCCGTTACTGGGGGTACGGAATACACGTTTTCTTATTATCAGAAAAAGAATTCTGGAACGGTTACGGTTACTCCAAAGATACACTGGTATGACTCGACAGGTATGTTGCTGAGAGTAGAAACAACTACGGGAACTGCTGTGACAACTTCCTGGGCAAAAGTTTCATTGACTAAAACCGCGATGAGTAAAGTAAGCACTTACTTGACTAAACTTGCGATTTCTTCATCTGTCATGACTGTTACAGTTCCTTCGACAACGGGAATTGAAGTTGGCGACCCAATATCAGTCACGTTTAACTCTCCTACATATAAGACTGAATCTGGTGTAAAGACGGTTACTGCTAAAACTGGAACTACGTTGTCTTTTGCCACTTCTTTGGGAAATTTATCAATCATAAATATGAGTGGTACGGTAACGCGTAACGAAGCAGTATACGCTGGTTTTTCTCTTCATTTTGACAACGCTATTACAACAAATTACTCATCCGTAATTCAATATGGATTGCTTCCTGATAATTATGTGCTGTTTGATGCCGTTCAGTTTGCTAAGTCAAGCGCAACAAGTTTTTCTGAGGCACGTGGGATAAAAATTAGAATTTACCCAGCAAAAACAAATGTGATTTACAATCCGTCGTTTGAATCAAATACCACTGGGTGGGTAGTTCCTTCAGGTTCGACAACCCCCGCAGCTGTTCCACCTGGGATGGTATCGGGTACCCAATCGTTAAAAAGCACAATCACGACTTCTAATACCGTAAGTTACACGACTAACTCTGGAGATATTTCCAGTGGAAAGTTTTACACTTTTTCTTTTTACGCAAAGTCAACTGCAGCTAAAACTGGTTCAATAAAACTTACCCCTATTGATGGAAGCACGGCTGGAACCGCAGTTTCTTCATCCATTGCTTTAACTACGTCTTGGACCAAGTATTCTCTTACGGAGTTTATCCCCGAGACGTATGTGACACCAAAACTAAAGTGTGAAATTATTGGAGATGCTTCAGGGTTCGACATCTATGTAGACGCCGTCCAATTAGAGGCAGGTTATTCTGCTACAGATTACTTTGACGGAAGCATGGGTACGCTAGGTGCGGCATGGGCTGGCACAGCTAACACTTCAAAGTCGTACATTTATCCCAACAAAGATGCTCGACTAACCAGACTATTTTTAGAGATAAAAAACTGGTTGCCAATTAACACCCCATACGTCGTTACATCTGAATCCGGAATTGAAACCGTGTCGGGTATTCCTATCAAAGGATTTTCGTCGTAAAATTCCTGCATGAATCTATTAATTTCTGTAATCATTGCTGGATGTGCGGTAGGGTTTTCTACTGAATTATTTGGGGCTTTTCTTGAGAGGTTTACTTCTTGGTATGTCCCAATAATTAAGCAAACACTTGCTGCTCCATTGGGAGCACTGTTTGCTTGGTTGCTTGGAGTAACTGGATGGCCTTTGCTGGTTGTTGCACTTGCTTCGGCGTTCATCACCTTGTCGATTATGGCTATCATTAATCGACCAATAAACATTCAGCAAGTCATTTCGCGCAATTCGCGCTAACAACATATTCGAGGGCATATGAGTATTCCACCAGAGTTTTTTTCAACAGAACTCAACGCTGTAGAGTTCAAGACCGTTGTTGCTCTTTACCACCTAGCAGACCGTAGGATGCTCGTAGAGGCGACGACAGAGGAGTTGAGCATCCTTACTGGGTACAGTACCGAAAGCCTACGTAGGGCCTTCAGAGGGCTGGAGAAGTCGGGTCTGTTGGCAACCACTCGCACTAAGCGCAACTGGGGTAAGTTGTCGCGCAATAAATACACCCTGCTTTTACCATCCCACAAGCTTGTGGAAATAGAGGATGAGTCATCCCACAGCCCTGTGGGGTGGAAGGTTTTGTCACCCCACAACCTTGTGGGTTCAACAGGTGGTACCACATGGCTACGTAATACTAATAGCTTAACTAGTATAAATGAGAATACTACGTATTCTCTTAAATCCACCGAAGGTGAATTTGAAAAAAAGGAGGAATCAATGGAGAAATGGAGACCTCGTGGTGAGGACACCACTGGCGATGACGAGATTGGCGGCTTCGGGCTTTTTGAGGATGAGGTACCGGCTGCGGTAAAGCCCAGCATTAGCACGAACAAGCGAGACACTCGTACCCGTGGACGCCGTCCAGAGTTTGAGTGGACCCCCAACGATGTTGCTGCAGAGTTTGCTTTTCAACTTGGCAGAAGATTCCCATACATCCCAGGTTTGATTAGCGTCAGGGAATTGCGCGGAGCTTTAGCAAAGTACCGTTCTCAACACGGCACCACCGCTGATATCGAAATGGAGATTCAGCGAATGTTTTTTGAAGACCAGAGAAACTGGCAGAACGCAGAGAAAAACCCCAAGGACATTCACCGAAAGTACCTTGCAATGTTTCGTACCCACATGACTCAGGCTTATGAGCGGTTGTCCCTCGACTCGCCCATATTCATTGAGGAAGAGGTTCGTAAAGAAAACTTTGTGTATGCTTCAGACGGACGCAAGTTTGAGAACTCATTTTTAGGTCAAAAGCGTCTTGCTCAATACGAAGAAAAGTTAAAGGAATCTCATGACAACGCTTGAAACGCTTCATCCGTTGAAGCGGCATTGGATTGCCCGCAGTTCTAACATCCCTTTGAGATACATCACCTGGAGTTTTGAGTCCATCGCCAAAGACATGGGTTCAATTCCAGATGACTTGACGGAATGGATGGGCGAACTTCTTAACGGAGAAATCATCTTGAACCCAGGAGAAATCAGCAAGACGGGTGTGGGGCTACTTTTTGACGGCGAACCCGGAAGAGGAAAAACCACCCATGCTGTATCAGTCTTGACTGAATTCATTCGCAATCTTCCAGATAATGACGCCGAGGCCCAGTCTCTCATGCACGTATCGCCCTCCAGTTACGGGCACAAGTTTCGACCTGTTTACTACTTGACATACCCAGAGTTCCTCTCACGGAAGAAGGCTGTGTTTGATGCGGATTACGATGATAAGCGCAGACTTCAGGATGAAATGGATGGGTTTCATGGGCGGTCTCGTCATGACAACTTGAACGTGCGGTTGCTTGTCCTTGACGATGTCGGTAAGGATTACAAGACTGACTTTAACGACACTTCGTTTTATGAGATTTTGCGCACGCGTTACGACAAGGGATTGCCCACGGTTGTGACCACCAATATCGAACGAGAAAAATGGGACCAAGTTTATGGAACTTCCATGGGTAGTTTTGCCCATGAAGCCTTTAGAAGAGTTAAACTGGATGGTAAGGACTTGAGGAGAGATTAGTGAAAGGTTCAGATGTGAGTTCTGACTGGCGTACTATGCAACTATTCCTCTCTGAGGACGGAGTCCACGAAGTAGAGGTAACTTCAGATGACTCTAAAAAACTTCGATGCACTTGTCGAATTTACAAGCAAGGCAAGCGGTGCAAGCACATGCGCTATGTCAGAGAAAAGATGGAACAGAACAATGGTAATTACTCCATATTCATTCCAGACACGGTAACTGACGAGGAGATTGACCTCGCGGCATCGTCACCAAAAGCTTTCAGGGATATGCTCATTAAGTATTCTCCCATCGAATTTCTTCCATGATAAATGGCGACATTTCAAACGAGACTCCACCACGAATTATTGTGGTAATCGACGTTGTCGCAGAATCTCTTATTGAAGAAGAAAAACGACTTCTTAGAGGCACAAGCTTAACCAGAAAAGTAACAAAGCTAAATAACGCGTATTTGTCGCACCTGTGGAATAAGTCTTTCCAGTACGGGCTATCCGTAGAACTCGCGGCTTTTGAATCCGAGCATTGGACTCAAGAACATATAGACTCCTTGATGGACCGCCTGGATAATCGCGGAGGCAATCCGTTTAATTACGCGGAGCTACATTCTGACATTGAAAACTTTATAGACGAACTTCCCTATCGAACAAACCTAAAAGGAGTAGTTGATTTACGCGAGCGTGTCGCTAGATACGGTTCGTGGGGATTTGAGATAGAAAACTTGTAGTAAAGGAAAAGAGGGCACCATGGCACACGATAACGAGTACCGATTACTTAGTAAGGTAATTGTTGACCGCCACATCATCCCTGTATTAGAACAAGGGATATCTGACGACTGGATTCTTGACGACGACCTTCGTCGTGTGTGGAAGTTCACGCGGGAGCATTACGTCAAGTACCGCGAAGTACCGACTTACGCCACGGTAAAAGATAATTTTCCAAACTTTGTCGCTCTTGATGTAGAAGACACTATTGACTACCTCATCGACCGTATGGTGCAAAACCGCAGGAAAGGCATTGCGCTAGAAGGTGCCTCTGAGGTAGTTAGCCGTCTTCAGGCAGACGACTATGAATCTGCCGTAGAGGAGATGTCGCGTACCGTAACTCTGGTCAATGAACAGGGCCAGGTAGGTACGCATCACCTCGACTTGACCAAAGACCCCGCCGCTCGTTTGGTTGAGTACGAAAGCATTCAAGGGTCTGAACTTCTTGGAATTCCCACAGGCTTCAAACAGATTGACGAGGCAACCGCAGGTTTGCAAGGCGGGCAACTGGTAACCGTGATTGCTCCTCCCAAAACAGGTAAGTCACAGATTGCGCTAAAGATAGCAATCAATACCCACTTGTCTGGAAAAGTTCCTATGTTCCAATCTTTTGAGATGAACAACCACGAACAAGTACAGCGTCACGACTCTATCCGAGCCAACATCTCGCACTCCAGACTACGACGTGGTGAGCTAAATGAGGGCGAACTTGAGCGTTACAAAAAGACTCTTGGCACTATTGCATCCGAAAAGCCCTTTCACTTGGTAGACGCAGTTAACGGTCTTACTATTGATGCGTTACTTGCTAAGGCAGACCAACTAAAGCCAGACATTCTTTTCGTAGACGGCGTTTACCTTATGCTTGACCAGGTGACGGGAGACTCTAATACGCCTCAGGCATTGACCAACATCACCCGTGGATTGAAGCGCGTAGCCCAGAGGCTTGACATTCCCGTTGTCATCACTACCCAGACTCTTCTGTGGAAGATGAAAGGCAACAAAGTATCCGCTGATTCGATTGGTTATTCGTCGTCGTTCTTTCAAGACTCTGATGTTATTTTGGGTCTTGAGCCGGATGATAACGACGAGTTAATCCGAATCCTTAGGGTCGTTCAGTCTCGTAACTGCCCACCAGCAGAAACGTCCATAACATGGAACTGGGAAACTGGATGTTTTCATGATGAGGTGGACCAAAACACTTGCCGACACTGCATCCCGTGGAGTGTCTGATGAATGTTGAGTTTGAAGTTGTTCTTGATGAACTTGGGATTGACTACGAGATAAAGGGCGCAGAAGCCCAAGGACTTTGCCCCATGCACTTTGTGCGAACTGGTAAGCAAGATAACTCGCCGTCATGGTGGTTTAACCTCGATACTGGTGAGCACATTTGTTTTTCTTGTCATTACAAGGGCGGAGTTCTTTCCCTCATTTGTGATATCAAAGAATTCCACAATACGATTTGGGGAGAAAAAGAGCAGGATTATACCGCTGCAAAGTTGTGGTTGTCCTCCATCTCAGAAGTATCTCCAGACAGACTTGCGTCTTCATTGGCATCTTTGACCGTTACCAAAGAGATTGTTGAACCTCAGGTAGACATGAGCGAGGCACGTCTGGCTGTTTTTGTTGACCCTCCACTAGACAAATTGCAACAGCGTAATATTACGTTAGAGTCTGCTCAGAAATACGAAATTATGTGGGATGCGAACTCGCGCTCTTGGATATTCCCTTTAAGAGAGCCGCACTCAGGTACTTTGTTGGGATGGCAAGAAAAGGGCACAGAATCTAGGACGTTTTTAAACCAGCCTAGGGGTCTTGTTAAATCAACCACATTGTTTGGAGCAACCCAGATTCGTGAAGATGTGGCCTATGTAGTTGAGTCCCCATTGGATTGCGCTAGGTTCTATTCCGCAGGTTTCCCCGGTGCTGTTGCTATCTGCGGCTCTACTATGAGCCAACAACAGATTAAGTTAATTAGTTCAGTGGGTCGTGTTATTGCCGCCTTTGATAACCCAAAGGTGGATGACGCTGGCATGAAGGCTTCTGCACAGATTGCCTCACTTGCGTTAAAATATGGAATAAACCTTTCTTTCTTTAATTATGGAGACAGTGGCAAGAAAGACCCAGGAGATTTGACAGACGCTCAAATTAAGTGGGGCATTTCAAACGCCATTTCCTCCTTGTACGGACCAAAAGCCTATGTTTAACGGAACTCTTAAGCCTTACCAAGTAGACGCAGTAAACGAGATGTCTACTAAAAAGCAGATGCTAGTGGCATACGAAATGGGATTGGGTAAAACCCCCATGACAATTGCGGCTATCGAAGCGATTGATGATGCCCAAAACTTTTCGGAAACCTCCTTTGTTCTGGTACTTTGCTTAGCCAGTCTTAAGTACCAGTGGCGCAATGAGGTCCACAAGTTCACTGATAAAAAAGCATTAGTTATTGATGGAACTCCTACTCAACGTAAAAAGCAATATGCAGAAATTGCAAATTACGATTACGTCATCATGAACTATGAGCAAGTGGTAAATGATTGGGAGATTATTCGGACCCAAAACATCTCGGCAGTTATTTGCGATGAGGCAACTGCCATCAAAGGATTCCGAGCTAAACGAGCCAAGAAGGTAAAAGAACTTGCCAAGTCAATACCTGTGAGGTTTGCACTTACTGGAACCCCCATTGAGAACGGACGACCAGAAGAAGTCTTTTCTATTATGCAGTTTGTCAATCGTGATGTGCTTGGAAGGTTTGACCTTTTCGATACCACGTTTATCGTGCGCAATCACTTTGGCGGGGTACAGCGTTATCGAAACCTTCCCTTGCTACATAACATTCTTTCCGAGCACACTGTACGAAAGTCTCAACAAGATGAAGATGTAAAGCCGTATCTTCCTGACGCAGTTTATCGAGACCCGTTACTTATTAGTCTTGACTCTCATTCTCAGAAATTGTACCGATACATTTCGGAAGACTTGATTGCAATCCTCATGGAGGCTCAACAACTTTTTGGAGCCTCGTT